CATCCGTTGGATCTGAAAATTTAACAGTAAATAATTTAGAAGCAAGTGTTGCTGACATTCCTGAAGGTTCTGCACCTTTAGATAAAGATTATAGTATAAATGACTTTGCTAAACTAGCAGGCGTACAACTTAACGAAGCAGTTGATATCAACTGGCGCGCCGCGGCAGACAAGGTAAAGTCCGGTGCTAATAAAGTTAAAAAAGTAGCCAAGTCCGGTGCTAAGGCAGCTAAGTCCGGTGCTAGCTCTTTTGGAGCTGGAGTTAAAGCTGGCTGGAAAGATCCTACTAAATTAAGCCCAGCTTTTAAAGCTGGTTATGACGAATTCGGAAAACGTAAGCCGGCTCCAGACTCAGCAAAAAAGCAACCACCTTCTAAATCATCTAAAGACTATAGAGACGAATACAAGGCGCAACAATCTCAAACAGAATCGTTTAATTTTGATCAAGATTCTTTAATTGAAGCAATATCACAAGAGCTAGATGAAATATTACCAGCAATAGCAGGTATGGCAGCTAGAGGACTAGCAACCAAAGCAGTCGGTGGCGCTATTGACAAGCTAACAGCAAATAAAAAGAACAAACAAAAACCTATCAAAGCAAGAGATCCAAATGCTCAATATATGAATGACCTACGAAAAAGTGGTGCCGCGGGCAGTCATAAAGACAAAACAAAAACCATCCCACGCAAGCAAAAACATAAAGATACTAATGAATCCATTAAGTCCCAACTCTGGGCAGCACTAAACTCAAAAAAATAGTTGACAACCCCTTAAAACTGTAGTATAATAATACAATTACACAAATACCTAATGGAGAAATTGTATGAGTGATAGAACCTACGGCCCCGAAGAAAAAGCCAAACTAGAACGTCTAGTAAATGAAGGCGTCACGGTATTACAAGAAATTGAGGATCTAAATACAGGTTTGAAGGAAACTGTAAAAGCAGTAGCAGAAGAATTGGATATGAAACCTACTCTAATTAACAAAGTTATTAAAATTGCACAAAAAGGCGATTGGGCACAACATGCAGATGCATTTGACGATTTAGAAACTTTAGTTGTTACAGTAGGCAAAGACAAGTGAATGCTGTAGTTGCATACTTTAAAGAAAGTTACCGGCTAAGCCCGTTTGCATTCTATTGCGAATTTCTAGAAACAGTTTTTCTAGTAGGCGCAAGTGCAGTGCTTACTTGGACGGTATTGGATCCAGCTACAGAAATTTTTATTCCAATGTATCTTATAGGAAGTATACTGGGATTGATTAGTACTGTAATACGCAAAGCAGCATTTACAATTTTTTTATGTAGTTGGTTCGTTATAATGAATACAATCGCTTTAATACAGTTGTTTGTATTACAGTGATATATACTAGTAGAGTCGCTCACTATAAGAGCATGAATTGGCAAGCGTTGGCCACTAACAACGAGGAGGCAAAAGTTGAGTTACGTAGACGCATTATTTGATCGAGACTCTGATATTATTAGAGTTGTTGAACGTCGAGACAGTAAAAGGCACTATACTGAATATCCTGTTAAGTATACATTCTACTACAAAGACCAACGGGGCAAATATAGAAGTATATATAATGATCCTCTAAGTCGTATTGTTTGTAAAAATACAAAAGACTTTCGAAAAGAAGTCGCTATTAATAGAGACAAGCAATTATTCGAAAGCGACATAAATCCTATATTCCAATGTTTAAGTGAAAATTATCTAAATCAAGATGCTCCAAAACTAAACATTGCATTCTTTGATATTGAAACTGATTTTGATCCAGAGCGTGGGTTTGCTGATCCAGCAGATCCATTTATGCCAATTACAAGTATCAGTGTGTATTTGCAATGGCTTGAAACAATGGTGTGTTTAGCAGTTCCTCCTAAAACGCTTACAATGGATCAAGCAAAAAAAGAATTAGAAGGTATTGATAATGTAATGCTTTTTGAAAAAGAAGGTGACATGATTGACACTTTTTTAACGTTAATTGAAGACGCAGACATCTTGTCAGGTTGGAACAGTGAGGGTTATGATATTCCTTACACTGTGAATAGAACAAGTCGTGTACTAAGCAAAGACGATACAAGACGTTTTTGTCTATGGGGACAACTGCCTAAGAAACGTGAATATGAGAAATATGGTAAATCAGCTGTAACCTTTGACCTAATAGGCAGAGTGCATTTAGATAGTTTGGAATTATATCGTAAATACACATATGAAGAAAGACACACTTATAGACTTGATGCCATTGGTGAAATCGAAGTTGGTGAAAACAAAGTACCTTATGAAGGTACTTTGGATCAATTGTACAACAATGACTTTAGAAAGTTCATTGAATACAACATACAAGATACCGCACTACTGGATAAGCTGGACAAAAAACTAAGATTTATTGATCTAAGTAACGAACTTGCACATGCAAACACTGTTTTGCTACAGACCACTATGGGTGCAGTAGCAGTTACAGAACAAGCAATTGTAAACGAAGCACATCATAGAGGTATGCAAGTACCCAACAGACCTAAAAGAGATGACGGTGAAAACACTGCCGCGGCTGGTGCGTATGTAGCATTTCCTAAAAAAGGCTTACATAAGTGGATTGGTAGTATGGACTTAAACAGTCTATATCCAAGTGTAATTCGTGCATTAAATATGGACCCTGCAACTATCATAGGACAAATAAGACCAGATATAAGCGAAGCTCGTGTACACGAAGATACAACACTTAAGAAAAAATCCTTTGCAGGTAGTTGGGAAGGTAAATTTGCAGTTGAAGAATATGATGCTGTAATGGAGGCACGTAAAGATGTTGCACTTACAGTTGATTTCGAAAATGGTAATACAGAAGTAGTTAGTGGTGCAGAACTAAACAAAATTATATTCGACAGTAATAAGCCTTGGATGCTTAGTTCAAATGGTACAATCTTTACTACTGAGCATGAAGGTGTTATTCCTGGACTGTTAAAACGTTGGTATAGTGAACGTAAAGAATTGCAAGCACAACTAAAGAAAGCAAAAGACGCAGGCAATGCGATAGAAACAGAATATTGGGATAAAAGACAGCTTGTTAAAAAAATTAACCTAAATAGTTTGTACGGTGCAATTCTTAACCCTGGTTGCAGATTTTTTGATAAACGTATTGGCCAGTCAACTACACTTACAGGTAGAACTATTGTAAAACATATGAGTGCTGAAGTAAACAAGGTAATTACAGGGACATATGATCATGTAGGCGAAGCAATGATATATGGTGATACGGACTCTTGTTATTTTAGTGCTTACCCAACACTTAAGAATGATATAGACAGCGGAAAAATTCCTTGGTCAAAAGATAATGTTATTACACTTTATGACCAAGTGTGCGAAGCCGCAAATACAACATTTGAAAAATTTATGTTACAGGCATTCCATTGTCCAAAAACAAGATCAGAAGTAATTGCTGCAGGTAGAGAAATTGTTGCTGAAAGCGGATTATATATTACTAAAAAGCGTTATGCTGCACTAGTAATTGACAACGAAGGCTTTAGAACAGACATAGATGGTAAAGCTGGTAAAGTAAAAGCAATGGGCTTAGATCTTCGTAGATCAGATACTCCTGTGTTTATGCAAGAATTTTTAAGTGAATTATTACTAATGGTGCTTACAGATAAACCTGTAGAAGATGTGCTAGAACGTATTACAGTGTTTCGTAAAGAATTTAGTGAACGCCCTGGTTGGGAAAAAGGATCGCCAAAACGTGCAAATAAAATTGGGCATTATCAGAGGCTAGAAGAAAAACAAGGTAAGGCAAATATGCCAGGCCATGTACGTGCGAGTATTAACTGGAATACGCTAAAGCGTATGAACGGAGACAAGTACTCTCAAGAGATTGTCGACGGTATGAAAGTAATTGTTTGTAAGCTTAAACAAAACCCGTTAGGTTATACAAGTGTAGCATATCCAACAGATGAATTACATATTCCTGATTGGTTTAAAGAACTTCCGTTTGATGATGCGGCAATGGCCGAAACAATTATTGATAACAAACTAGACAATTTAATTGGGGTGCTAGACTATCCACTTGAAGATACAAAGCAACACAATACATTTAACAGCTTATTTGAATTTTAAGGAGAAATAATGAAAGTAAATCTTGATGACATTGGTGGTTATATTGCTAAACAGGACGACAGGTATGTGGTAAAAGATAATCCATTTGGTAATACACTAGTGTTAAGTAGCACAAGATTACATGGTCATAAAGAAACAAGTGGACATAGTCACGACGGACAAGAGGAAGTATATTTCTTCATTGAGGGTGCAGGACAAATGCAATTAGATAATGAATTTATAAAAGTAGAAGCAGGCGATGTAGTGCCTATCCAAGACGGTGTATTCCATAAAGTAATAAATTTACGTGATGCGGATATGTATTTTGTTTGTGTGTTTGATGGTAAAAGGAAGCACTAATGAAAGTAGGATTTACTTGTAGTACGTTTGATTTACTACATGCAGGACATGTGATAATGCTACGTGAAGCAAAGGAACAATGTGATTACTTGTTAGTTGGATTGCAAGTTGATCCTAGCATGGACAGAAAAGAAAAGAATTCACCTATACAAACTATTGTAGAAAGATATACACAACTAAATGCAGTTGAATATGTAGATGAAATTATTCCTTATGGTAC